TTATATTATGCAGTAAATCGCCAAGCAATGTCTGATAGAGATGAAGTAAACATTCATATGCATATGCCATATGTTGGTGCTAGAAAAAGAGCAATTATTTCTAATCTCGGACAAATTGAACATATTGTTAAAGTTCATGGGGATCCAAGGCTATTACCTGGTCGTCAAATTGGAATCGTAATTCCAAGAGCTGGTACAGAAGATGGTTCTAGAGATGAAATGCTATCTGGTAGATACTTGATTGTTTCTTCAATTCATACGTTTAATAATGATGGTTATTATACACGTCTTAAATTAGCTCGAGATGGTATTGATAGAGGTGACTTATCTTATAGGCCAGTTGAAGGTGTTTCTGATGTAAGGTATGGAGATGAAGGCTTTGATGTAGCTCCACAAATTACAAATGTAATTGGTCAAGATCCAAATGGACCAGCTGGCGGATTACAAAATCAAGGTCCGGTTCCAGTTGAAATAGTTCCTGGTTATGGTCCAGGTGAGGTTGATCCAGCTCTTGCTGCAGCTGTAGCTAATTCAGCCGCCGTCGCTGGTGATACTGCTCAAAGGCAAGCTGAAGCTTCTGGTGGATCTGCTGCAGATGTTACACAAGATGAAACCGGGGCTGCAGTTGGTGTTGAAACAAATCCTGGCGACATTGATTCAGGCGAGCCACCAACAGTATCAGGAGCAGTTTCAGGAACAGTAGTTCCTGATGATCCATCAGCCATAATTACTGAAGTAATTGATTATGGTCCAGGATATAATATTGTAAGACTTAGTGGTGGCCGTGTAGTAAGACGCAGCGGTGCTCGTAACTGGAGAAATAATAATCCAGGAAATATAGAATATGGTGGTTTTACACAAGGTAAAGGTGCTATTAGTCCAGATCCGCGGTTTGCTATATTCCCGACATATAAGCAAGGACGTCAAGCAAAATCAGATCTGATCTTTACAACTTCAAAATATAAAGATTTACCTATTTCTCAAGCTATTGCTACATATGCTCCTGCATTTGAAAATAATACTGCATCTTATGCGAGACAGGTCATTTCAGCCGCAGCAGTTCCAGCCGATCGTGGTGGACCAGACGCCAAAATGAAAGATTTAAATAAGGCTGAACAAGAAAGAGTTCTAGATGCTATGGAAAAGGTTGAAGGATTCCGTCCAGGAACCGTGACAGAATTGACAGGATATAATTAATGGCTATGTTTAATAATAAAGACGGATTTAAGTCTACAGATTTTAATTGGTTTACTGGTGTTGTTGAAGATCGTCATGACCCATTGCTATTGAATCGTGTAAAGGTTCGTTGTTTTGGTTGGCATACTGAGAATAAAAGAGCACTACCAACTGATGACCTCCCTTGGGCTTCAGTCTTAATGCCTACAACCTCATCTGGCACCTCTGGCGTTGGTGAAGGTACTCATGGTCTTGTTGAAGGCTCATGGGTTATGGGCTTTTTTCGTGATGGCAATGACGCTCAAGACCCAGTTATTATGGGCACAATTATGGGCACTAATGTTGAAGGTGCTGAACCTACAACTGGATTCAACGATCCGTACGGAGTCTTTCCAAGAGAAGCTGGCACTGATGCAGGCAATAGAGCACTAGGATTAGACTCTGAGCGTGTTCGTCCTGTTGGTGTGGGTGAACCGGAGGATGCTTATGCTCCTCAATATCCATATAATAAAGTGCGTTTAACTGAATCAGGCCATATTGTAGAATTTGACGATACGCCTGGAGCTGAACGTATTAATATTAGTCACAGAACTGGTTCGTTTATTGAATTAAGACCTGACACATCAATGCGCACACGTTCAAAAGAGCGATTTGACGCGATGACACAATGGATTGTTACGGTTTCAGGGGATGCTAGCATTAACGTTGGTGGTAATATGTCCACTACAGTTCAAGGGAACATGACATCATCGGTTGCGGGTAACGCTTATATTGATACTAAAGGTAATCTTACTTCTCGTGTTTCTGGATCTCATTATGGATATGTTCAAGGTTCTACAGTTATGCAGTCGACCGGAAACATTAACGTAAAGACAACTGGTAACTTAACGGTCGATACCGCCGGTAAGATTGATTTTAGATCTGATGGTCCATTTTCAATTACTGCTCCATCGATGACAATTGATTTACAAGAAGATTTATCTATTGTTGGTACCAATATGGTTACTGATATGTCAGCAACGATTGTAACTCAAGTTCCAACTTTATCTCAAATTACAGATGTGACTAGACTTGATGCAACTCAATCTTTGGATCTACACACGGTAGCGTTTACTGCGATGGGCCAAGAAACAATGGATCTTGGTACAGACGCTTTAACAATAAATGCAGTAACATCTGGTTATATTAATGCTGGAGAATCTATAGATGTTTCAGCTGGATCCGAAATGAATCTTGTTACTGCTACTATGTTTTTAGACGCTGATTCTGAAATGAATATTGCTGGTGCTACTACAAACCTTGGATCTTCTGGTACTACAACAATTAAATCAAGCTTCTTGGATCTAAACCCTGGTGGTACAATGAGTCCATTATCTCCTGATGGAGCTCCTGGAGCGCCTGATGACCCATTGGTTCCAGCTCCTACTTCTCCAAATGCTCTTCCTGCTGTTGGGTTTGACGCACTTGAATCAGCTCCATTTGAAGTACAGATCGATGAAGCTGATACAGATATTAGTTTTCCAACTCCAAAATATTCAGCAATTACTCCAGATGGAACTGCTTCTTATTCTCAGCAAGTACTAGGTTTAACGAGTACTGGAAGATCTGGTATTTCTGGTTATTCAGGACAAAATCTACAAAATATTACTTCAGATGCTACTAACCCAGCAATTGATGGTAAGATCATTTACCAAGATGATGCAGGAACAACAGTCAAATATACAAATGCTCACGCAACTCGAAATAAAGAAATTGTTTCTGCCCTTGAAGAAATTATTATTCAAGCATGTAAAAATAGTGGTCTGTCAGCTGAGATTTTCTCGGGCGGTATGACTTCTCAGAGAAGAGTTGGTTCGGATAGACACCTTAATGGCTTTGCCGCTGATGTTCACCTCTTTACTTCTGAAGGTAAACGTTTGAATGTTCAATCACAAGAACTTCGAGATTGGTGCCAACAAGCCAAAAATGCTGGTGCAACAGCAATTGGAGCAGGTGTAGGTTATATGGGCAATGTCGGAGTTCACTTAGATATTTCGGCAGGCAAAACTGTTCCGGCTGGATCAGCTGTTTACTGGGGAGCTGGTGGTCGTGCGGCTAACGCTCCTCAATGGCTCATTAATGTTATGACGGGTTAATTAAATGCCATATCCGTATTTACCAGAAGATGAAGTTACATTTTCAGATCCAGGTTCTCCATTATCTAATCAATACTCTGGATCTCCAACTTCAACTAATCCTAGAGAATTATTTGACTTTGATTTTGATTTAAGTCCATATGCAACATTTACAGATCCAACAGGGACTTTAGAATTTTCTATTGTTTCTGGTCAACTTCCAAATAATTTGTCTTTATCAACTTATGGTCAAATTTCAGGTACTGTAATTGACTTAGATACTTGGGTTCCAGAATTTCAAAAGCCTCCTGGATTTGTTTTAGCCTTAGATAATTCTAATTATGGAACATATGGATCTGCTTTAGCAGGTTCGTTTAATGCTAATTTTACTGTAAGAGCTCATGTCACAGATGCTCCACCAGATGAATTTTTTGCAGACATTTCATGTTCAATTTTAGTCATAAATAATTATTCATCTGATAGAGATCAAATGATTAGAGATTATACAGAACAATATGGCGAAGGTGAATCAGGTTCAAAGGTTTTATTCAGAGTAAATGACGTTCCTGTTACTGCAGAAGAATATTTAAATTATCAAAAATCATTAGGAAATTATCCAGCATTATAGGAGAAAAAAATGCCAATGGTTTCTAGAAAAGGAGATCCATGCACAGGACATGGTTCATTTCCACCAAGAGCTTCAGTTGGTGGATCTGGAGATTGTAGTGTGAACGGAATTCCAGCTCATAGACAAGGTGATGGCTGGGCTCCGCATGCTTCTCCATCTCCATCTCCACCTCATGGAGGATCTACTGCGGCCGGATCTGGAACAGTAAGTCTTAACAATAAACCATTAGCAAGAATTGGAGATCCTGTTGGTTGCGGAAGTGCAATTGCTGCTGGATCTGGTAATGTAAACTGCGGTGGATAAGGTATAAATAATACTATGAGCACAGAAATTCTATCAGACGCAAATCCAAATAGAGTCGGGGTAACTGCTAAAGTTATGGCCCGTGTAAAGCCATATACTGATTTAGATTTACGTTTTAAGCCACACCCAAACTTTGGGGATGTGGTTCCATTAAAAGATATTGCTGCGATTAAAAATTCTATTCGCACTATTTTATTAACTAATAAAGGTGAGAGACCATTTCAACCAAACTTTGGTTGTAATATTACTGGCTATCTTTTTGAGCAGCCAGATCCAATTACGTTGTCTTTTTTAGAAGATGAAATCAAAGACGCATTAGCTCAATATGAACCAAGGGTAGTAACTACTAGTGTAAAGGTACAAGACAACACTGATGCAAATGCATTATTTGTTTCTGTAAATTGTATTTTAGTGTCTACACAACAATTAATTGATGTTGAATTATTTTTAGAGAGAACTAGATAAATGGCACAAATTAAGAACGTAACAGAACTTGATTTCGATCAGATTAAAACAAATCTGAAAGTCTTTCTAAGTTCTCAAGATAAATTCAATGATTATGATTTTGATGGCGCAGGGATGAATGTCTTATTAGATATTCTTTCTTATAATACTCAATATAATGCTTTATTGGCCCACATGTCAATGAACGAATCATTTTTAGACTCTGCACAAGTAAGATCTAATGCAGTTTCTCACGCTAAAAATTTAGGTTATATTCCCCAATCAAATAGAGCTGCTCAAGCTCATATGAAAATTACAGTAATAGGTGATGCGGATTCTCCAGCAGAATTACAAATTCCAAAAGGCACCACTTTTACTGGACAAATTGGATCAAACGCTTATACGTATGTTACTAATGGATCTTTCTTAGCTACTAAAAGTGCATTTAATAACCAATATGTTTTTAGTAATGTCGTTGCATATGAGGGAAAACTAGTAAATCTTACTTATAGAGTAGATAACAAAGAAGAGTTTCAAAAATTTAGAATTGGTGATTTGAAGGTAGATACATCAACCATGTTAGTTAGAGTTCGTGAATCTTTAACTTCTTCTGAATATGAAACTTATACATTTTATGATAATTTAGTCAATGTGACTAATAAATCTAAAGTTTATTATCTTCAAGAAAATGCTAATGGACAATACGAATTTTATTTTGGAGATGGTGTTTTAGGTTATAAACCCATAACTGGTCAGATTGTAGAATTAACTTATGTTTCTACAAATGGATTAGAAGGTAATGGTTCAAAAGAGTTTTCCGTAAATTCAGCTATTGGTGGATTTACTTCTATTTTAGTAGAACTTGCTGATGGTTTTACAAAAACAGTAACTGGTTCAGATAAAGAGACTTTAGAGTCAATTAAATTCAATGCTCCTAAAAAGTTTGCTACTCAAAATAGAGCAGTAACTTCAGAAGATTATAAATCTATTTTAATAGCAGAATACGATTATATTGAAGATATTTCCGTTTGGGGAGGAGATGTAGCAGTTCCTCCAGTATATGGTAAAGTTTATATTTCTATTAAACCTAAAGATTCTGAAGTTTTAACAGAATCTTCTAAAACAACAATTAGAAGATTTTTAGCTACAAGAAACGTTGGTTCAATTACGGCTGAGTTAATTGACCCAGATTATACATTTATTACAATGGATATATTTTTTAAATACGATCCTAATACTACGTCAAGAACTTTAGAGCAATTAAAGTCTGCTATTAGACAAACAGTTTCTAACTATAATGATATTGTATTAGAAAAGTATGATGGTGTATTAAGACAATCTAATCTATTAAAAGCCATTGACGATACTGATCAAGGGATTTTAAACTCTGTAATTAGATTAAAAATGCATAAGCATATGGATCCTATTTCTGGAACACCTGCAACTTATACATTGAAATTTTCTTCACCAATGTATAAGAGTGATTCAAATGAGTCTATTATTTCAACAAGCAAATTTACAGTAAATGGTATTGAGTGTGTAGCTACTGATATTTCAATTGCAGGTTCAGCAAATCACCAAATTCAAATTATATCAGCTTCAACAGGTAATATTGTAATTGCAAACGCTGGAACTGTTTATGTTGACGAAGGTAAAGTAGAATTCACGTCATTGCAAATTGATTCTACCGCAGAAGTATTAATTTATGCTTCTCCTAATTCTAATGATATTGCTCCAAAATTTAATCAAATTGTAAAAATAGAAATGGATGAAACTCCAGGAATTACAGTAACTGGAGAAGAAGACTTAATTGCAACATTAGGTTCTGCTGGAGCCTCAGAATATACGACGTTCCCAAGACATGACTGATAATAAAAATACAGAATCGACAAGAATTGAGACTTTAATTCCTCAGCAGCTAATTAATGATTCAGCTGCTCTTGTTGAATTTCTTAAAGAGTATTATAAATTTTTAGGCCAATCTGGTCAGCCTACTAATGTTATTGAAAATATAGTAGAAAATAAAGATTTAGATATAGCTATTGAAAAATATGTTTCTCTTGTAGAAAAAGAAATAGGTTATGGAATGGTTTCCCGAATGGAAGCCAATAAAACAAACGTATATAAAAACATTGAAGAATTTTATGACGCAAAAGGATCTTTAGATTCTTTTAAGCTTTTATTTAGACTATTATATAATGCCGAAATTGAAGTTGCTTTACCAAAAGAACAGATTTTAATTGCTTCTGATGGTAGATGGGAACAACAGAATGTAGTTTATGCTCAAACTATATCTGGAAATATCTTTTCAATTGTAAATACACAAATAGATATTGTTAATACTAATGGAACTATTGTTCAAGTAGAAGTTGAAAGAGTACGCTTTGTTAGAGATAATATATATGAAATAACTATTAATCAAAACTTTGTTGGAAATATTTTAGATGATGCAACAATTACTACAACAGAATATTCTGGTCAATTAATTAATGCTCTTGGATCATTTAGAATTATTCAACCTGGTAGAAATTTTTCTATAGGTCAAATTTTAGAAATTGACGATGGATCAATTGATGGCTTAAAATCTCTAATAAAAATTACGAGTGTAGATTCTAATGGTGCTATACTTAATTTTGAGTTTATTCAATTTGGTACTGAATACCAAAGTGATTTTATATCGTATTTAACGCCAATATTTTTTAACTCTAATTTTGAACAAAATCCTGCCGATTTTGGATTTCCAGCCGCGGATCTATTTGGTAGAGTTTTTGAATCTTTATCTACTAATGAATATCTTTCTATTGAACTAAATCCATATTCATTAAATTATTTTGCTTCTGACTACATAGAAGGATCTAGACATGTAGGTAGTTATGATGATGTATATAACCAAGGTCTTGACTCAGAAACTATTGATCAAGAAGTAATTGATACTGATTTAGATATAGATTCAACACAAACCAATAGAGCTATCATTGAATTTATAAACACACCAATTTCTAAATATTCTGGCGCATTTACTACAAATAATGGATTCTTATCCGACGATATTTATTTACAGGATAATAACTATTATCAAGTATATTCTTACGTGATTAAATCTGATCAAAGATTTAATGATTATGAAAATAGTGTTAGAAAAACTGTACATCCAGCTGGTATGGCTTTATTTGGTAGATTTGAAATTTCAAATGAAATTGATG